TATGGAAATAGCTTTTGAGAATGATACGTGGAACCCAAACCCTAGCGGGTTGTGTAAAGCATGGTGTCCCGTATTAGAGTGTCCGCACAACGGAAAGAATTAATGCCTTATAAAAATAAAGCGGATAGGAAAAAACAGAAGAACCCACCAGTGGGCAGCAAAGCACATGAAGCTCGTATGGAGCGCCAACGCGCTAGACGAGCAATGGATAAAGCTGGGCGTGATGCCAATAAGGATGGCAGAGCAGATAAGCGTGAGGGCAAAGATGTCAGTCACAACAAGATGCTCAGTAAAGGGGGGAGCAACAAGCATGGCGTCCGCATAGAAAGCGCCAGCAAAAATAGAAGTCGTAACGGCAAAAGGCCAAAGCGAACAAGATAAGGCCAAGGTATATCCTACCTGTTTAGCACTTACCCGTCAGTGTGGCCGAGAGACGGGCTTGTTTAGACCGACAGACCTTGGTTTTCTCCTTTATTGACTGGGTTTGTGGTAAGCGCGTCCCCGTCCGCGTGGTCGAAGGCGGGACTAATAAGACCGAGGCCAATACCTTTTTGCTCAAGTCTTGCAGGTAGAGGTCAGCTAAGCCCTTCCCCGTCAGGGTGGTCGAAGGCGGGACTGTTTAGACCAAGGCGAACCCTCGCCGATTGCAGCGCGTCCCCGTCCGCGTGGTCGAAGGCGGGACTTTAAGGAGACCAAATGATGAATATGTTATTAGCGGCGATAAAATCACAACAAGCATGGCATAAAAAAGAAAAGCCCCCAAGACCAAAAACATTGCCCGAAAAAAGAGAGCCGATGAAGGACTCTACAATTATGCAGATACTAACTCTGCAAGAGCAATGTATCCCGTCTATGCACATTGCAAAGGAAGTTGATGTGCCAGTGCAGACAGTCTACAACGTGAAACAGCGTTACATTCTTATTGATGTTAAAAACGGAACCAAGTGGTACAAGTGGGTAGGTTAGAGGCACGTAATGAAAGTTGTAGAAGGGAAAGCTCTGCTTATGCGCTTACGCGACCCGCGCAGAGTCACTGATGTCATACCAAAAAGCAAAGAACTGTCTGGCAATCGTGTTGTAGTCAACTGGGGTGTGGATGAGGCGCACGTACTCAAAAACCTAAACATCAACGCACCGTCGCCTATAGAGGGTAAATACAGGTGGACAGGTAAGCACAAACCATTCAAGCACCAGAAGACCACCGCAGGATTCCTTACACTCAACAAACGTGCGTTTTGCTTTAACGAGCAAGGCACAGGCAAGACAGCCAGTGCTATATGGGCGGCAGATTTCTTAATGAACCAAGGCCGTATCAAGCGCGTGTTGGTGATATGTCCGCTATCTATCATGGACTCTGCGTGGCGCAATGACCTGTTTGATTTTGCTATGCATCGCAAGGTAGATGTAGCTTACGGCTCAGCGAAGAAACGCGCTGCCGTGATAAATAGTGAAGCAGAGTTCGTCATAATAAATTACGACGGTGTAGAAATAATTGCGGACGACATAGCCAACGGTGGGTTTGACCTGATTATTGTTGATGAAGCGACACACTACAAAAACGCGCAGACAAACAGGTGGAAGACTTTAAGCAAGATACTAAACAACGAAACATGGTTGTGGATGATGACAGGTACTCCAGCAGCGCAAAGCCCTGTAGATGCGTACGGACTGGCTAAACTTGTTAACCCGAAGGGCGTACCGCGATTCTTTGGTTCGTTTCGCGATCAGGTCATGTACAAGGTGACCAACTTCAAGTGGGTGCCCAAGCCCGATGCGACAGCGACGGTATTTAAAGCACTGCAACCGGCGATTAGGTTTACCAAAGATGAGTGTCTGGATCTGCCAGATATGGTTTACACCACTCGCGACATACCGCTAACGCGCCAGCAAGAAAAGTATTACAAAGAACTAAAAGACAAGATGATTATGCAAGCGGCTGGCGAAGACGTTACCGCTGCTACCGCTGCCGTGAACATGAACAAGCTCCTACAAATCAGTTCTGGGGCTGTGTACACCGATTCTGGTGACACCATAGAGTTTGACATCAAGCACCGATACAAGGTGCTGCGCGAGGTCATAGACGAATCAAGTAAAAAGGTTTTAGTGTTCGTGCCGTTCAGACACACGATCCAGTTACTCGCTGACAAGCTACGCAAAGACAAGATACCCACTAACGTAATTAGCGGTGCAGTGAAAGCAGGAGAACGCACTCGCATATTCAAAGAGTTTCAAGAGACAGACAAGCCCAGAGTGCTGGTGATACAGCCACAAGCTGCCGCGCACGGCGTTACGCTAACCGCAGCCAACACAGTGGTCTGGTGGGGGCCAACGAGTTCTGTAGAAACTTATGCACAGGCAAACGCTCGCGTACATAGAGCGGGACAAGATCACAAGTGCACCGTGGTTCAGTTACAAGGATCGCATATAGAAAAGCGTGTGTACGCATTACTTGATAACAAAATACACACACATACAAAAATTATTGATCTATACAAGGAAATACTTGAATAGCTAACAAGCTAACTCTATATTACATTTCTCGGCAATGTAAGGATAGGTCATGGCTGATGCGAAAGAAGTAAGCGGTATTCCCTTGAAAAAGATGACTGAGGTTTACCTCAAGATAAAAGATAAACGGGAAAAGCTGTCCGCTGAATTTAGGGAAGCTGACGAAAAACTAATTAGTCAGCAAAATAAAATTAAGAGCGCACTGCTCGGCTATTTGAAAGAGAACGACATCAAAAGTGTCAAGACTGATGTGGGTACGTTTTACCGTACGGTCAAGCAGAAGTATTGGACTAGCGATTGGGAGTCCATGCATAAGTTTATCTTAGAGCATGAGGTGCCTGAGTTCTTAGACAAGCGGCTGAACCAGAAGAACGTACGGGAGTTCCTTGAGGAAAACCCTGATCTTCTTCCGAAAGGTCTAAACGTCGATGCAGAGTTCGCGTTAACTATAAGGAAGGCGTGATGGAGCAGTTAGTCCCGATTGAGGATGTTGCTAAGCACTTTAATGTGTCAGTATCTACGGCCCGTAAGTGGGTACGGGATGCAGTAATACCCAACAATGTTTACATAAGAGTAGGCAAAACCCATAGGTTTTCTCTGCCTGATGTAACAAAGGCACTGATGTCTTATGACAGCAGCGTATCTAAGCCGCGATTAGAGGAGTCTGATGTAGACGATGAGTTTGACCCATCGTCGTTTGACCCTGACGCGGATGTTTAGTGCGCCGAATCAGTATCAAGGGTAGCAGGTTTACTGGCTTGGAGGTTCAGCCAGATGGTAGTAAGTCAATAGATGTAGTCATAGTTAATGCGGCAGAAGTATCTCGCTCGTATTACAAAGGTGAATACAACCCAAGGGCTAGAAAACTACCATATTGTTGGTCAGCTAATACCCAGACACCTGCATCCGAAGTGCCTGATGACCAGCGGCAGAGCGCACGTTGTATGGACTGCGTGCACAATGTCAGGGGATCAGGCAATGGAGGTGGCAGGTCTTGTAGGTTTCATCAAAGACTGGCGGTTGTTGAAGAGCAAGCGTTAGATACGGTGTACCAATTACAAGTACCTGCTTCATCTATTTTTGGTAAAGAGCGAGGTAGGGGGGCGATGCCACTACAGGCTTACGCCAAATTTTTGAACGGGCATGGTACGCCCTCATTAGCTGTGGTTACTAGGATAAGTTTTGATGACGCGAGCCGCGTGCCTAAACTGTTCTTCTACCCACAGCGACCATTAGAAGAACAAGAACTCGATGAGGTTCGGTTCATGGTGGATCACGATGATACGTTAGAGGCTATTACATTTAATGTAAGTGCTTTTGGCGGCAGAGGTTCACCGTTTACTGAGACAACAGGGTTCGACATAACTAGCCTAAATTAAGGAGACCGATATGGCTGAAGAAGTAAATATGTATTACACACTAGAGAACGTAGAAGCTCTCTACCCAAGGATTAACGCCACTTACAAATTTGACCAAAAGGCAAACGGTGGGAAAGGTGGTTCTGTTAAGTGCGATCCGCTGGACGATGGTGCGGCATACGAGTTGTCCTTCGTAATGTCTAACGCAGAAGCTAAAGCATTGTTTAAAGCAATGAAGGCCGCGTACGACGTTAAACGCGAAAAGAGTTGGCCTGATAAGTTTCCCT